CAGCTTCAATTTCCATCTCCTTGTTTGGATCAATCTCATCGAGCGCGGCCAGCGCGGGCATCAGCTTGTTGTCGATCAACTCTTGCGTGAGCACTTGGTCTTCGTACTTGGTGCCCAAGTAGTGCTCGGGCGGGTTGTCGCTCATCACGATCTCAGCGATGACGTTGTGCAACAGCGTACCCTCATCGGCGTACTTGTTGCTGGGCTGGGGTGGCATCTTCTGCACCAAGGCCACTGAGCCTGGGCAGTTGATGACGCGCTTGGCAGTCGAGCCGCCGACGATATTACTGTGTTGCATTTAAAACTCCTTTGCGGCCAACATGGCGTCAGCCATTGCGTATGCCCACGCTGCATACCCGTCATAATCTTGATCATCATTAAGGCGCGACGCAAGCCCTTGCATTGCCTTGGCGGCAAAGTAATCGCGTAAGGTTAAAGTCCCTTCAACATAGCCACCTGTTTTTAAGTGGTGTTCCATTCTTGCTATCTCTTTTGCGTGTTCCCATTTCATTTTGCTTCCCTCGCTTCCATCCTTGCGTCTGCCATTGTGTAAGCCAGTTGGGCGGCAAACCGGCGCAATACTGCGGGGGTCATGTCGGACTCTTCTTCAGGGTCTTCAGGTATATTTTCCAAACTCAACTCGGTGAGAAACCAAGTCACCGTTTTGGCTGCGAAGTAGTCGCGCAGTTCCATGCCGTTGGCATCTGTGCGGTGGGGGTTGGGAAATGCTTTCATTCTGGTGTTTCCTCTTTAGTGAATTTAATTTCGCCGTTGTAGCTGTAGGTTCTGATCTCTACGGTATTGAACGCATCGCCAAACTTAGCTTGCGCCCATTCCAAGAGAATTTTCTCTGCTTCTGTGTAGGTGATTTTCAGTTCCATGATTTAACCTTTAAATTTACGATACCCGCCCATGAGCGAGAACATGTTGATGGGATAGCGACGCTTGCCCTGGCGCTCCCAGACGATGACGATTGTTTCAGCGTCGTACTTCCAGCAGCCTTCTTCAGTCAGCCCGTCACGGGTGTAGAAGTAGGCGCGGGACTGTGCTTTGTCAGCCTCGCACACGTCAGTCATTATGGTGATCTTGCCGCCCGCCTGGTTGTCGGTTTCGGCAAAGTTGTCGGCGTGCGCTACTGTGGCAGCGGCCAACAAAGTCAGGAAAAGATGTTTCATTGAAGTGTCCTTTAGTTAAGTTGAGCCTTGACTGTAGCACAGAAAATAAAAGTGTGCTAAACTTTTTGACATGCTTGAAAAAGAAATCGAAAAATATTTTGTTTGGACTGTGGAGCGCAGGGGCGGCAAGACGTGGAAGTTCACGTCACCTGGGCGCAAAGGCGTGGCTGACCGGATCGCTTGTTTGCCTGATGGCACTACATGGTTCGTGGAGTTGAAAACAAAAGGCGGCAGGTTGTCGCCCTTGCAGAAGATTTTTATGTCGGACATGGCGCTACTGAATCAGCGCTATGCGTGTTTGTGGACAAAGGAGCAAATTGATGGATGGATTAGTTAATATCGTAGGGGCCGCTTTTGTAGGCGACAGCGTTGAAGACGCCGCGCCGTCTGGCGGCGTGCTGTACCCGCCCTACGAAGCGCGGCCTGCAAATGACAACAACCCAAACGGGTGGTGGTTTGTGGCAAACAATGCGTTCAACACGCTGTCGTTCAAATCAAAACGCGGCGCTAAATTTACAGACAAAGAAACCGCGCTGGCAATCGTTGAGAAATGGAACTCATTGCCCAAGGGCACAAAGTTTGACATACCGCCTGACCCGTATGTCGCACCGCAATACGGCCAGTTGACCGATGCGCAGATGGCCAAATACATCCGCAGCCAGCGGTTGGTAGGCGACCGTTGGGTGTCGCCAATTGTTTTGCCTGGCGGTGGAAAAAGCGGAGATGCTATTGATGCTTACGTTGAAACTTAGACCCTACCAGGAGCAGGCCGCTGACTTCTTGTACGAGCACGACCGCGCCATGGTGCTGGCGCCCGTGGGTGCTGGCAAGACGGCGATTACGCTCACGGCCATGGACGCCATGATCAAAGACGGCCACGTCAAGCGCTGGTTGGTGGTTGCGCCTAAGCGCGTCTGTACCGACGTGTGGCCCATCGAAGCCGCCAAGTGGAGCAAGCATCTGAAGTTGGCCATAGCGGTGGGTACGCCCACGCAGCGCAGCGAGGCGTTCAACGGCGACGCCAACGTGATCGTCATCAATTACGACAACTTGCAATGGCTGGCTGGCGTGTGTGAATGCGCGCCCGTAGATGGGCTGGTGTTCGACGAGCTTACGAAACTCAAGAACCCATCAGGCGCGCGCTTCAAGGCGTTTGACAAGATCATCAAAGACGTGCCTATCCGCTGGGGCTTGACCGGGTCGTTCACCAGCAACGGTTTGGAGGACGTGTTTGGCCAGTGCAAGATCGTTGACCAGAGCCTGCTGGGCCGCGCCAAGGGCGCGTTCATGCAACAGTATTTCGTGCTGATCAACAAGGAGTTTGGCGAGTGGGCGCCACGGGTTGGGTCGTTGGCCAAAGTCATGGACAAGATCAAACCGGCGACGTTTGTATTGGAACCAGGCGAGTACAAAGACAAGCTGCCTCCGCTGCACGTTGTCGAGGTGCGTTGCGACCTGAGCGACCGCAAGCCCTACGAGAAGATGAAGGCCGACTTTGTGGTGGAGCTCCCCGACGCCAAGGCCATAGCGGCCAATGGGGGTGTCGTGACCGGCAAGCTGCAACAAATGGCCAGCGGGTTCGTTTACGACACACGAAAGCAAGCCTCCGAAACACCCGGCAAGTTCATTGTCACACAGACGCCGGTGTGGTTTAGTTCGCACAAATTTGATCGCTTGGAGGAGTTGCTTGATGAAAACCAGCACGCAAACACCATCATTGTTTACCAGTACCAAGAAGAGCTTGCCGAGCTCAAGCGCCGGTTCAACGTCACAACCCTTGACGACGACCGAGCCATTGAGCGATGGAATGCTGGACAAGTCAGGCTATTGGCCGTCCATCCAAAGTCAGCCGGCCACGGGCTCAACCTCCAGTTTGGTGGGTGTCACATGGTGTTTCTGTCCTTGCCGTGGAGTCTGGAGTTGTACGAACAGACCATTGGTCGTTTGCACCGCTCAGGCCAAGCGCACGCTGTGTGGTGCTACGTGATGCTGACCAACAAAACGGTTGATGAGAAGATTTTTGCTGCCTTGCATGACAAGCGGGCGGTGTCGGAGATTGCCATGGAGAGTTTTAAATGAAACGACTAGACCTATGGAAAGCGCAACTCAAAGCGGCGCGATCCATACTGAAAATTCACCGCAAGGACGCCAACGCCGCACTGCGGACGTGGCGCCGCACGCATGAGGAAATTAACAAACTGGAGGCAAAAATTGGAAATCACTTGGCGAAAACTAAACGCTGAACTCAAGACCTTGGACGAAGCCAAGGTGCTGGAGATGCTGCTGGCCGAACGTCGGTCAGGCAAACGAGTGTCTGTGCTGGAGCGGCTGCACCAGCGCTACACGGCCTTGCGGGCATCCCGCGAGCGGATTGAAATACTACAGGAGGCAAGACGACCATGAGCAATTGGACACCCCCACCAGGCACCAAGATCACCAAACCTTGGGTTAACGTCGATCACCCGCGTTACAAGTGGACAACCGGCGCTAACGTGCAGGAGACTTGGCGCAAGCAAGGCTGGGTACCGCCCAGCGCGAGCCTGCCCACGCCCCCGCCGGAGAAGTTTATTGAACCCAAACCACTGCGCCGGGTGAGGTGAGCCATGCCAGCATTTGACACATGGACTCAAGAGAACTTGGCCAAGTTTGCTGCTGAAGCCTACGCCAAGCTGCAAGAGCAAGACGACCGCATCCAGCAGTTGCAAAACGATTTGAAGACCGCCATCAACGCATACCGGGAGATGTTGAAGTGACTGACAAAGAAGCAATGAAGCTGGCGCTGGAGGCGCTGGAAAACAGCGTTGATCTGGTTTCTAATGAGGCGCGTGAAGCAGAAAAAATGTACGCCAATGTCCCAACAAGGCTTGCGCGGGTACAAGGACTGGTCGCCCTTGAGGTAGCCCATGAAAAAGCCATCGCCGCACTCAAAGAACGATTGGCACAGCCGCATGAGACAACATTAAAAGAATTTAATCAATTGATTTATGACGACCCCAAGTACCACATTTGGGCAAAAGAAAAAGAAGCATTGGCAGAAAAGTCTATGCGTGAGGTTCAAAGGTTAGGGCAAGAGATTGAGCAAGAGCCTGTGGCATATCTTGTTTTATTTGAGGGTGCGGGGAAATTGTTAGAGTTTACAAAAGGCAATTACTTGCATGGGGCAAAAGTAGAACACATACCCCTCTACACCCACCCACCACAGCGCACATGGGTAGGGCTGACGGATGAGGAGATAGCAGAAGGCATAAAGCAAAGTTGGGTAACAGAACAGGCTTTTCAGTCTGCCGCATGGTGGGCAGAAGCCAAACTCAAGGAGAAGAACACATGAAGCTGATGGCACTGTGTTTATTTTTCATTGGATGCGGCCCAACCTGTGAGCAACAGGGCGGCAAGTGGGTGCAAGATGGGTGGTACTACGTCCAACAAACGATTGGGCGCGTCACCTTCATGCAACCACACCCAAACTACATTTGCAAAAAGGATAAGAACCAATGAAAGACCCACAGGACTGCACTTACCCACAAGAGGCGCTGTGTTTGCACGATTGCAAACAAGAGTGCCAGAAGCGTTCTGGCTGGCGCAAAGTACAAATCGACGACGCCGAAGAAGAAGCCTGGCGCGAACTGGAGAAGAAGAATGAAAGCACATAAAGTATTCACGGCTTTGATGGTCGGCAAAGGTTTCACCCCAGAAGACCTGGAGTGGACCGGCAGCAAGTTCACCCACGCCGCCATGCAAACAAGATGGGGCTACTTTCTGTTGGGTTGGGAAATGCGAGGTGTAGTGTGATTGAAACCCTACTTACCGTGTTTGCGATTGGGTTCCTTGGCGTCGCCGTGGGCGTCGGTGTGGTTTGCCTGATGGTTTGGATGGCGCTCAATGAAGACTAAAGGCGGCGCCAGGCCAGGCAGCGGGCGCAAGCCCACACTCATCAGCGAATCCAGAGCCATGACGTTGTGGAACGAAGGCGTCAGCAAGAAAGACATCGCCAAGCGCTTTGGCGTGGACTATGAAGTGATCTTGTACTTCTTCAAGAAGAAGAAATTGTTTAGGAGACAAACAGCGCGGCTTCGTCTTTGCGGCGTTTCTCAAGACCTTTGAGCACTTTGCCGCCGGCCTTGCAGTATTGCAACAGCGACGCTACGGCCGCGTCTTTTTCCCCGCGAATAACCTTCTGACGGAAGGTGCTGCGCTGTAGCGTTCCCAGACCAACATTGAAAGCAAAGCTGACGCAAGCATCGAATTGGCCTTGGGTAAGGGCAACAGAAATAAGCTGCTCCACGCCGCGCTCAAAGCGCTGGAGATCGCGTCTGAGAATTCCATCTACTTCGTCCTTGGTGAATTGCCGGTCGTCTTCTGGGCGCAAGGCAAACCCATCGCGCTGGTCTACGGGCAGCTTGCCCTGCTCCGGGTACAGCACATGGCCCACGCCCACCGTCCAGAGCCGCGCCGGGCACCGGTATGGCCGATACCGGACGCCCTCATGGTGCTGGATCATTTCCACGGCCTTGGCGCTGACGTTCATTTTGACTTGAATGCTTGGCCACCAAACCAGAAGCTGACGATGCACGACCAGATGATCTGGGTTTCATCGTCCCACAGTTGGTCAAGCGCCACCGTAAACGCCACGTCTGTATGCCAGGCGTAATAAAAACCAAAGACCTCGACAAACATGAACATGATGAACATGCCGTAGGTGATGACGCTGCGGGTCGCAGCGCGCATGTTGATCACCCAAGTGCTTGCCCCTTGGCCCAACGCCACATCGTGCGCGTAGAGCGCTTGGCGCTCCTGCATGGCCGTCTGGTTGTTGGTGACCTCAGCGTTGATCTGAATCTGCTCGGTCTGAATGTGCTCGATGCGCTCCTGCGCTTCCAAGCCGGCTTTCTTTAGCGTCAGCTCGCGCTCGGTTTGCATAGCCGCCAGCGCCAGCTCATGCTTTTTGTCAGCGCGGTCTTGAATGAAGTCAAGGATTTTTGGTAGGCCGCCCATCAGGAAACTGATTAGGCTGGAGAATAGGGTTAGCATTTTTTCTTTCCTCTTCAATTTGCTTGCGCAGTTTTTCGGTTTTTTCCATCTGGGCTTTGGCCTCGCGTTTGACGACCATGGTGTCCACGTACATCATACCGACCAACGGCAGCATCAACACGAACACAAGCGCGAACAGGATCAAAACGAAAAGATACCCCGACGATGAAGGCTTATCAACCACATTAGGCATATCAGGTAAGCGGCCACGAAAGCTACCACCGCCGTTTCCAGCGTTCTGTCCAAAATCTTGTTTTTTAACCTTTGTCGCCGCCATGCTTTCATCCGCTTTTCGTGCAGTTCCCGTGCGTTTGCTTCAGCTTTTTGATCCAACAGCCGCTGGTATTCTTCCACAATGTCGTGCCAGAGATCAGGCATTCCCATCTCCCAGCGCACCATTCTCTCAAGATCGGCGTAAAACTGCTTGGTCTGGCGCAGATACATCACATTGTCAATGGCTTGGGTGGCAAGGTCGTCTTTGATGCCCTTCTTTTGATTCTCTTCGCGCTGGGCCTCGGCTTTCTCATGGCTGGCCTCCAGTTCGGCGTGGCCTTTGAAGAAGCTGGACAGGGCGCCGCCGACTTCGCTGGTGATCTTGGACAGGTCGTTGCCTGTCTTCTTTAGGTCTTGGTAGACCGATATGCACCCTTTTATGCCTTCGTAGGCGCTTTTGCACAAGGCAAAAGCCGTGATAGGGTCCACCTCACTTGTCAGCCTTGTTGTCGAGCTTGTCGAAAATCTTGCCCAGCATCTCGCGGATGTCGCGGATGTCGGCTTTGTAGTCGTCGCGGCTTACGTAGTCATGCGGCATGCTGCGCACGTCGCCGTCCAGCCGGTCGATGGCGATGTAGATGCGGTTGAGCGTCCATCCGCCGAAGAACCCGGCGATGGCCACGGCGATGTTGAAGAGTACTTGGTAGTCCATCATTTTCCCGTTGATCCAACACCGCGAACTTCAAAGTACGGCGCATTCAATGCGTTACGGTTTTCTTGCTCGGGTGCAAGACTGTTAGCCGGCATGGTTGCTGCGCGAGCCGCAGCCGCACCAGTTTTGCCATACCTAGAAGGATCAGTCAGAAGACGCAACACCCCCGCACGTTCTGACGCGGGCAACGTATTGAGCATCTCCAGTGCGGACTTGCCGGATAGCATGCCCTCTTGCAGTTTAAGCGCAACTTTTTTGTTTAACCGTTTTTCAAGTTCGTCAAAGGTAACGTTACCAATAGTCACGTCGCGTCTGAGCAAACTAGGCAAACGCGGGAATGATCGCCCAATGTCTTCAACGACAGACGTAAATTTTTCTGCGCCCGCCGTAGCGGCTTCACCCATTTGTTTTGTGCGCTCAACGCCAACAGCAAGTTTTTCTAGCGTAGGCATCTTACTGCCCATCTCTTTAAATATGTCATAGCTGCCGGGGCCAAAAATGGCCTCCACGGCGTCTGTATTGTCACCCCGTACCAGACGAACATATTCTTGTGGGGAATCTTTAAACAACTTGGCCGCTTGCGCTGCCATGGCCTTTTGGTCAATGGCTTGCATTCCCTGCGAGTACGTCTTGAGGTAGTCCCGCCAACCAGTGCCGCCTGCTTTTTCAATTGCGTCGTCAATCAGCGGGCGAACTTCTTGAAGCACGCTGCGCGTTACTTTGGCGCTAATCTTTGGATCAGTCTGGCCAAGAATCTGCATGATGCGCTCGTTGATGCCTTCTTTGCGCAAGGTGTACAAGTCATGCGCGTCAATAACGCCGCCGCCTTTGGCCGTCAAATTGGCAATGTCGTCTTTAACGGCTTCTAACACTTTGGTCATGTTGGAGCTGGCGCGAAGTCCTGGCGTTGCAAGTTTCGCGTCGATGGCCGCAGTGATGCCGCCTGCGTCCAAAGGACGCAAACCGTAGTCTTCCAAGCTGCCAATCTGGCGCTCCAAAAAGCCCGCTTCGGCGCGGCGCTGTTTGGCAATGTCAGCAAAAATATCGGACGTTTGTTGCCATTCTTGTGAGCGCGTGCCAGCGGTCAAAAAGCCTGGTTTGCCTTTAGTGGCTGTTGCTGCTTGTTGCGCAGCCTCCGTTACCGGCGAAATGACGGCTTGCCCCGGCAATGGTGGGCCAACAGGAATGCCACCGCGCAGCGCGTTAACCATGCCCGTTTGGCGCTGTTGCATCTGTGGTGCCAACTGGTTGATTGTTTGCGCCGCTTGATTGGCTGCGTTCAACTCAACATTACGCATGTCTTGCGTCAATTGGTTTAGTCGTTTGATTGACGCCTCATACGCTGACCGTGCCTCCGTTTCGTTGCCGCCTTCAGCCATGCGTTGCAACACTGCAATATCATCTGCGGCTTGTTGTTTGAGCTTTAACGATATATCGTCTGTTTTGCTTGCAAACGCGCCCAAGGCTTGAAACGCATTTTTCTGTACGCCAGCCGCAGCCTGTGCGGCGGTCAAATCTTCTGGCGCGGCGGCAAGAGCTGCGCGAATAGCCCCGATGCGGTCACCGGCCACTTCGCGGGAAATTTTGCCTGCTTTGACTGCGGCAAGTTGACCAGTAAAAGCGTCTTTAAGGAACCCTGCGCTTTTAGCTAAATAATTTACCGCAGTGCCTGCCAAGGGCACCGCTGCGCCAATCATTGCGCCAGTTTCAGCTTCTTCAGGATTAGTTATCGCTGCAGTAGCGCCGCCTGTAACTGCACCGCCCGCCGCTCGGGTGCCTAAATCAACCAAACGATTTGCAATAGGCGCGCCTTTTTGTACGGCTTGACCAGTTGAAAAACCGCCCGAGCGGATAGCTTGCGCCAAAGGCGCGGCGGCGGGCACTGCGCGAAGAGGCGCAGCAATCATACCGCCTACAGGATATGTAGCCGCTACTTCAGCAGCCAATTCGCCCGCGCCAGTTGAAATTGGAAATTCTTGTTTAAATGGCGCTACAGTGCCTTGCGATTCCGCAAGTCGCCGTGCAGCATCCTCTTGTAAAAAAACGCCGGCGCGCTCAACCGGATTTAATGGGCGGTTGCCCGTGACTAGACCTGACATAGTCTGTTGGGCGGGAAATAATCCCCCCGCCGCTTTAAGGCCCATGCCCAACAATCGTTGGCCCCCAAACATAACATTGCCACCGCCGCTAATAATTCCTTGTGATGCCGCCTCAATAGGCGCGCCAATTGTTTCAAAAAATCCCCGTTCTTTACGTGGTGCGGGGATGCCGCTGTCATTAACGGCGGGGGCAGATTGCTGCGCATCTTTGTAAGCCGCAGCTACAGTGTCAAATTCCGGCGTACCTTTTTTGTCAGCATTTTTTACGATTCATGCTGCCTTTTCCTCTTCTGTTGCCATTAGTTGCTCCCCCCACGAATTTCCTCTTCTTCATCACGGAGAAGACCACCCCCCG